AGGTCGCTTAGTCGATCAATAAGGTCATTGCCGCCCGCCACAGAACCAGCCGATGCAACAGACCGCTCATTCTCGTCGCTCATAGTTGCCGCCTCCTTTGTTCGCGGCTGTTGATCTCGCGTGTTCTCAATCCTTGCATCCGCACGCCGGCGAATGAACGAACTTGCCTTCGGTGACATACAAGTGTCCATTGCGCGTCTCTGTGTGTGGACGCCAGTAGCGTTCCGGCACTCCGCTGGATGGCGGGATCACAATAAGCGATTCCTCTGACGTTGGCTGTGGCTTATCCGGCGAGACGCTCCACCGGCCGATGGCGAAAGCAATAAGCCCAACGCCGACCGCAATGACGGCGGCGAAGCAGCCGATGCCGCCAAGTATCCGATCCTCAACTGCACTTGATACTGCTTCGATCATTTCAGTCTCTCCAGTAGCGCTCGCAGAGTGGAAGCCGCTCGCATGTTGTCGTACCACTTAACCGCTTGCTCAATCGCCGCCCGCTCCTCGTCGGTGAGCGTGGGAGAACGGTAGAGCGGAACGATTTCGCGTCCGTACCTTGCGGCGATGTCGCTTACGCTCTCCCTGCGACGGGACGTATACATCGCAACGTCGCCGTGCATGGCGGCCCACACAACCGGCTTACCGTGAGAACCAGCGGATGCACCTGACGGCTCGGATGCGTTCGTTTCGTTGCTCATCGTCATCTCCTCGCCGCCCCTGATCCTGTGTGTTCTCACTTCGTCATCAGATACAGGCCCAGGTTGGCCACGCTGTACGCGGCCCACATGACAAATCCCGGCACGTTGCCCTTGTGGAGCTGCTCACCCGCCACGTAGGCGTAGATCGCCATCGTCACCAAGATCAACGGTTTGCTCATGCATCACCCCATGTGCTTACGAGTCTTGCCTGGAGGCGGCGTAGTTCTTCCTCCAGCGTCCGGATGCGTTTTCGCAACGTAGCGTTCTCGCTCCTCAACCTCTCCACCTCCGCTGACGAAGGCTCCTGTTTCTCCATCGACTAAATCCAGATAGTGGTGCGGATAAATCAAATCAATCAGTTGCTGGGCTGGTCGAAGGTGCCCCTTCGGCGCCACCAGGACCGGCACCTCATGGCCCCGCCCGCGGTCGAACGTAGTCGTCTCTGTCCATGTCTCGTCACGGTCCAGGACAGACAGCCAGACCCATTGGCCGGTCGGCTTGGAAAGGTAGACGTAGGCGAAGTGACCGAAACTCTCACGGGCGAGCCCGCGACAGTCATCAACGAAGACGGTGTCGTACGGGTAATCCTCCGGAGAGGTGAAGGACAAGGAGCGTTCCTTGATCTCCACCGACAAGAGGAGGCAAGCATCGGGCGATTCGACATGGTCGTTGACCTTGCAGTGTTTCTTGATGCGAAGTTTCAGTCCGTGAGCCACCGCCCGGCCGATAGCCCGAAGGCTATCGACCCAGCGGCGTTCAGCGTCTTGACCAGCCTGAAGCGAGGATCGAAACGAACGATGCATAGCGGCCATCCCAGGCGTAGTGACGCATCCCGCCCTGCGTCGGGGCACTAAGTGGACGCCCGCTCAAGGCGTGCGACCACGTTCTGTCCCGCTTGGCCCTGATCTCAGCGGCCCTGCGATACAGTTCTTCGGGGCACGGATCGCCGGGGCAGAGCCCCTCGTCCAGGTATTCCAGGTGGTCCGCAATCGGCTCCGCCTCTCGGAGCTTCTCGGCGTCGGCCCGCACCTGAGTCGCCCATTCCGTTGGGCGGCCCCACATTTCGGCAATGTCTTCGTCCTCCAGCCCCCAGTCCTTCATGGCAACCAGGGCCAGCCGCTCCGGGCTCGGGATGTAGCCCGAGACTCGCAGCAGGCGCACCACGCCACGGCACTGAGGGAATGAGAGCATCATTCTCTCAGCCACGCTGGAGATCGCCTCGCGGTTGACGATCACGCTGCGGTGCAGATCGGCGGCGTGAGCCAAAGCATGACGCAAGACGAATCCACAATCGCTTCCAGAATCCATGTCGCTTCTCCTCCTTGATGAACGCCTTGGGGAAGGCGTGCGAAACCTCAAACACCTCCGTGATCTGCTGGACCGTATCCTCCAGCAGTAAGTCAGACCGCTTTTGCGAGTTCACGCCTGCGGCTCCTTTCCTTGAGAAAGTTGTTCTTGATCCAGCCCTTGATGCCGGGGTTGTTACATGCCCACTCCACGTAGTAGCCGGGGAGTTGCGACATCATCAGCCCGCCGTACTTGCCCTTCAGGGGGTTCATGTACGTGCCGATGTTCCGGCTCCCACCCGCAGCCAGATCAAACTCACGGCCCACAACCCGACCCGCAGCCTGTCCGGCCATCCGCCGCCGCCGGGCTTCGATCTCTTGGGCGATCAGCCGCCGCTCCAGTTCCTGTTGAGCGACAGCGTCCAGTTCTTCCTGCGTGAGCGGCCGATCCTCCGCCGCCTTCTTGACGGCCTGCCTGATTTCCTTGTCGCCCGTGGTGACGAACATGTCCACGGCGGTGATCAGCCGGTGGTCTAGCGAGGCGTCGGTGCAGTCAACAATTTTGAATCGCGGCTTGTCGCTGGCGGCGATGGCGGCGATGCGGCTTTCCGCTGTGCTGCCTGGGAAATCAACAACTCCGCCCAGGGCGCGAGTCGCTCGCCCGACACACTGGAGCCAAAATGATCGGGAGCGTGTCGGACGGCCGAGAATAAGGGTCGAAACAGGAGGGTGATCAAAACCAACAGCCACCACGGCGCAGTTGCAGAGAACCTTTGCTCTGCCCGACTTGAAATCCAGGATGGCCGCATTGCGTTCTTCCTCCGGCTGGGAGCCGTGGACGTACACGGCAGGGATCCCGTAGTTGTTGGTGAGGTAATGACAGACTCCCTTGGCCGAGGCGACCGAGGGAGTGAACACCACGGTCGGACCCGACATCTCCTCCTTGGTGATCAGGGCGATCCGGTGGAGGTTCGCCTCCTTGTCCACCGCGGCTTGGAGTTCCTTCTGGTTGAAGTCACCTCCCGACACGCTCACGCCCGACAGATCCAGCGATTCAACCCGGGCGATCTTGCACAGCGGAGGAACGGACCAGCCGTTGTCGATGGCCCACTGCATGTCCAGGTTGCCCAGGACACGCTGGTAGTAGTCCTGCATTGCCTCGCCGCTCATCCGAAACGGCGTGGCAGTGAACCCAGCGACCATCGCCCCGCGTTCGTTGAACCAGCGAAACATCTCCAAGCAGGCTGGCGAGAACTGCATGTGAGCCTCGTCCACAATCACCAACTGAACGTCGGTGAACTTCTTGTAGCGGCCCCGGATCAGCGTCTGCTTGCAAGCCACCGCAACCTTGGGCGACCACCACTCGTCCTCTTGGCTGCGGTACTCCGCCATTTCCAAGGCAGGGTCGATGCCCATGATCGACCGCACCTTGTCAACGGCCTGCCAAACCAGCTCCCGGAGCGGGGCGATGATCAATGTCCGGCCAGAGATGCGATTGGCCAGTTCGACAAAGACCACCGTTTTCCCCGCCCCGGTGAACAGGCCCGTCAATGTGGAGGGTACGCCATCCGCCAACGCAGCAAGATGAGACTCCACGCTGATGTCTTGGTAATCACGCAGGAGCATGGAGGGCCTCCTGCTTGCGAAGCATCCGTGCCTGCCGCAGCAGGATGGCGGCGTACTCTTCGATCTTGTGTGCAGCCGCCTCCGCAGCCTGCTCCTCCGACTCATGCCAGGAGTTGTCGCGGCGCACCATATGGTGGCCGTAGCTGACGTACTCCGTGCCGTTGACCTCCACCACCTCGGCGCTGTCAGCGAACAACTGAATGCCGCGGTTGTCGATCCGATCCCATACTTGTGTGCGATAGACCTTCACGGTGTTCCCTCGTCCCTCCCAATGAAAAGACCCGGGGCGGGGGTGGAGGGTGAGCCCCCGCCCCGGGCGGCGCGCACTTTCTGTCAGGCAAAGTCTGAGGCGAACTCAGGCTCGGCCTTGGTTTCCTTCTTGCCGGTGAGTTGAAGCGTCCTCACCTTCAGCACCTGCTTCGACCGCTGCTGGCCATCCTTCTCCCACTTCTGGGTCTGGATCTCGCCCGAGCAAAACACCGGGGTGCCTCGGGCCACAAAGCCCAATGCCCCGTTGGGCGACCACCACTCGCAGTCGAAAAACTCCACGCTGTCCTTGTAGCCGTTGACGGCCACGGAGAACTTCGCCACTTGGTTCTCACCGACTTGGCGAATCTCAGGATCCTTGGTCACGTTGCCCAAGATCATCACGCACTGGTAACCCATTACTTGGCCTCCTTCTGCCAGACACGGTTGAACTCTTCCTCACACCTTTTGAACACCTCTGCCGGTACGGACTTTTCCTTCGCCCGCAACCGCACGGTGTCCAAGTGCTTCTGCGCCTCGGCCTTCGTCTCGGCTTCGGCAATGGCTTTCTTGGCCCCCTGTTCGTAGGCCATGGACTTGTAGACATCGCCCGTCTTGGGAGCGGGTGACTGGACGGCGTTGCCATCGTCATCCGGCTCGCCGCTGAACCCGCCAGTCAGGGCCATGAGCAAGGTCCGCTTGGCGTAGGTCATCGCCGCGCCGAAGCCCTGCATGTCGTTCTTCGGATTGATCAGCGGGGCACATCCTTGGATGTACTCGCCGCTGGTATGCCGAAGCGTGCCGACCAGCACCCACTGCCCAGCCACCAAGCCGGGACGAAAGTCGGGCAGGCACAATCCATTCGCAGTGAGCGGACCACGCAGGGATTCGCAGCACTGCTGGTAAGAAGCAAAGCGAGACTTAAAGTGCGGGTTGGCACTGTCCAGCTTCACCGCTTGATACTCAGCCTGGGCCTTGGCTAGCGCCTCGGTCAGCTTGCCCGTAGCCGGTGACGAGGACGGCCCCAAGATTTCCGTGTGATCAGTCATAGTTCAACAACCTCCTCCTGCTTCATGGCCCACTGCGGGAAGGCCATCTCCTGAATCTCCTCCGCGTCCGCTGGCACATACATGCCAGTCGAACGCCGCAGTCGGACTTCCTCCATGGTGCTAATCAGCCGCTTGCCAGCCTCGGCCACCATCTGCTCGGGCAAAACGAACACCCGGCAAGCAAACGGCGGCATGGTCTGGACGAACACAAACGGCATGCGGAACGGCGGATAGCCAATGGCGTACGCGCCCTGTTGGTAGAGCCAGTCCTGTTCCAAGTAGCCGTAGTCCAGCGCGCTACGGAACAGTCGGTCCCACGGACTGCTGGTGGTCTTGAGATCCCACCACAGACCTTCCGTGCAGGCGTCCGGCCGAACCTTCAGTCGGTGACCGTGAGCCTCAAAGAACACGGACAACTGCGTCCGCGTGGTCAGGGTCATCAACTCATAGACCGAGTCGTTGCCCCGCATGGCATCCAGCATCTTGCTGTACTGCCACTTCTTGTCGGCGGTGACGCAGATGCCGGTCTGGTTGGCCGCCCACTCCTTGTACGCCTTGGTGCTGCGGGAGCCGTTGGCGCCGAGGACATCGTCCGGTGGCACCACCACCATGTCATCGAACTTCTTGCCGCCAAGGATCCCCGTGACGATCTCGTCAAACTCGCTGCCCGTGGTTGTGGCCGAGTTCCCCCCGAACAGGGAGTAGCCCATGTCCATCCACAACTGGGCCTCGCCGCCACCCTTCTGCACCGAGCAGAGGAACGACCGGCCGTCGAACCCCTTCTTCTGGTGATAAGCCTGATTCGACATGCCGGTCACCATCACCGGCAGGTCGTCCCAATTAATCTCGCTGTCCATGCGTGCAGTCCTCCTTGTGAAAAGCCCCCTCCGTGGGGCAGCGTCGATCCGTCTATCCCCCCCGTGGCCGAAACAGTGCCAAACGGGCTTTGCGAAACTGTCCAAGAAGGACAAGCAGGCATGCGTGGCCTGCGGCAGAGAGCCAGAAGCGGGTCACCAGAATGGCAACCCAGGCGGCGCGGATAATGGGCCAGCGGCGGAAAGCGAGCCAGACCGCGAGGCAACTAACCAACTGAGCTAGCTGCCCGAGGTTCCGGTTATGACGGTTTTTCCGCTGGGATGCAAGCACCGACTCCTGCCCATAAGTTAGGAGTGGAACCCCCCAATGGCAGCCCCCATGACCATCCTGGAACTCGCCCGAGCCTACTGCAACCGCGTCGGCGGAAGCCCCGGTTACTTGGAGCAGCTTGAGGTCTTCTGTCGCCGTCTGCCGTGGAAGGTCGGGGATTTGACTCCCGATCTCATGGACGACTACCTGACCAAAGCCCTGACCCATCTGGCTCCCTCCACCGTATACAACCACCGCCGCATGCTCGGGCGACTCTTGGCCTTCGCCGCCAGCGAGGGGTTGGTGGACGCGAGTATAGTGCGCCCCCTCAGACGGGTCAAACGGTTGCCGCCCAGCCCAGTTGCGTGGTCCCATGCCGAGATTCGCAGGCTGATGTCGGTAGCCGCGAAGTTGACTGGGGGAGCGAAGTGTGCGCACAGCACGCTCATGCAGGCATGGCTTCTGGTGGCCTACTCCACCGGGCTGCGATTGGCGAATTTGTTGGAAATTCGACATGACCAAATCCGTGGCCATAGACTCCTGATCCGCCAGTTCAAAACGGGCGAACCGCATGTCTGCTATCTGGATGCCAACGCCTTGGCGGCTATTTCAAAGCTGCCCCGGCGAGGCCCCCGCATATTCGGGGACTTGATATGCAGAGACAAGATTTTGGCCCAAATGCGGCGTCTTTGCAAGGCAGCCGGAATGTCGGGCAGCACTAAGTTTCTGCGACGATCCGGGGCAACTTACGCGGAAATCGCGGGCAAAGATGCCAGTGGACACTTAGGTCACAAGACCCCTGGCATGAAGGTCTACTACATAGACAGGCTGTTGCTGGCCGAGGAAAAACGGGAGCAACCCTCGGCCCCGCCGCTGGAGTTAGCCGACAGCCCCTAGCACTTCCAGCGGGTCTAGGGCGGTCTTCTTCCGCTCGCGGGCCCGCTTGGCGGCATCGCTCTGGAGGATGCGGTACAGCAGATAGAGCTTCCGCTGATCCTCTGGCATCGACCGCAGGGCATCGTCGGGAACGGTGAGGTTCTCATACGTCCGGACGCCTGGGGTCGTCTCCAGGATTTGGTTGAGCATGGTCCTTGCGGCCTGTCGCTTGGTCCGCTCCTCGTCAACGTCGGTGAGCTTCACGCCAGCCAAGACGTTGAACGCGGCCTTCATCCTGGCATCGACGGGGTCCAGCCGGTCATCGTTGAACTGGCGGTACATGCTGATGCCGCGGGCCCCGAACGGAACGAAGTTGATGATCGCCTGCTCCAGCGGTCTTCCTATGGGCCCGAGGTCTTGCTCCAGCACCGAGTACAGGTCCGACATGTCCCGGCCCGTGTAGAGCTGCCGGTTGGTGATGTACTCCAACGGGGCTTTGATGAGCGGGTTGGTCTGGCCGAGGATGTTGCTGCCGGTCTTCTGGATGGTGTCCGCGAGCCGTGATGCCGTGGTGGTGCCGACGCCAGGGGTGAACAGGTTGAGCGTGGACTCAAACGGCAGATCGATGTTGGTGATGTACCGCTGCAACCCTTCCGCAGGCTCTCCGCCCAGCAGGGACGGCCAGCCGTCCGGGAGCGGGATCGCTGCCGACTGCCGCAGGTACTCTGGAATGAAGTTGTCTTCGCTCGGCTCGGTTCCGCGGGTCACGGCGCGGATCGTCTGACCCTGCAACCCGCCTGGGCGATAGAGCGTGTTCTCTGCAATGCTCGGCAAAATTCCCTTCTGGAAACTATAAAACGGCGCCACCCGCTTCATCACGTTGCGCTCAAAGTCGGTGAACGCAGAAGGCGAATAGTCAACGAGTAGGCGACGAACCGTATCGCCCGCCTCGGCGGGGTCCATGCCTTGGCGAATCAGGGTGAGGAACGTACCGATCCGCAGCGTGTCTTCCGTGCGGTTGCCGACCGCGTCATTAAAGGCCAAGAGCGGGTTGGTCTGGTACGGCCGGGGCTCGCGGGTCATCCCCACGCCACGCATCGAAAACAAGTCGCCAAGGAAGTTGCCCCAAGTCCGGTTGGCGGGATCGGCACGGCGGCCCTGCTGCAAGGCTTGGCGGGTGGACTCCGCAATCGTCGGACCCGATCCGACGTACATGCCGCCGATACGACCAGGGTCTTCCACGCCCGAGATGTCGCTGATCACATTGCCGGACGCGAGCCGCTGGGCGCTAGAGTCGCCAATAAACTGACGCAGGGCATCGTCGGTGGACAGGTTGCGATACGGCGACCTCCCGCCTTGGGCCCGGCGGGCCAACGATTCGTAGTTGCCACCGCTTGCTTGGGCAGCGGCGATCATGTCCAGCGGATTCAGGGCCCCTTCCGTGGCGGCGTTGTACATGCCGCTGTACTGATTACGAACATGGAAGGCTGGGCTTGCGAGGGCGCCGATTTTAAAGGCGCTGGTGAATTGATCGGCAGCGTTGAGCAGGCCGCGTTCCGGAAGTGCCAGTCGGCTCTGTGGAGTCAGGACACGCATCGCGTCCACAAACTGCCGCGGGATCGACAGTTCATCCAGTGGCACTCGCTGGGCGGGTGGCGCCTGCTGCATCCAGCGGTTGGCGAAGTTCTTGGGATCGAAGCCAAGCTCCCTAGCCGCGTCGGCCAGAGAGACGCTCTGCCCACCCACAACCCTTCCGGCGGGCGTCGGGTCCACCCGCCGCCGCAGCATGGCGAAGAGCTGGTCGGCGTTGGCAAGGTTCTCCGCTTGGCCGCGCTCATACCGCAGCGCGTTGTTCCAAGACGGCGTATCGAAGATGCCGATGCCTTGGTCTGCAAACTGTGTGTCGGCCTTCATCAGAAGCTGGCCCAGCTTCTCAAAGTTGGCGTTCACTTCCCGCTGTGCGGTTGCGAGCATCGCTGCCTGCTCGGCCGGGTCGGCTGCCTGATAGGCCCGAGAGTTCCGCACGTTCTCGGTGATATAGCGGTATGGGTTGGTTTTGCCGTCAAATGTGAACGCGGCGTCATCAAGGTTGCCAAGCGTCCGCAGGGCACGCCGCAAAAGGACACGCCGAGCTTTGTCCGAAGGCGCGGCGATTAGGTCTTGCTGGAGGGCCCGGGAATCCAGAAGCGGATCGACATTACCCGTCAGGTATCGGAAGGCCCGGATCCCGCCGGGCAGGTCGTAAGCAGGATCGCGGGAGCGGCCGAAGTTGTCCTGCACGGAGAACGCCCGCTCGTCTCGGCCCCAAGATCGGAAGTCATACGGCTCGCCACCGGGAATGTCGGGCGGAGACGGATCCAAGAACCGGCGAAGTTGCCGCGGAATGAACCCACCGGCCCCACGGGATTGCGCGACGGGGGTGGCAAGTCCGGCGTCTCGGGCGGCCTGCACGGCTTCGGGGCCAAGGTTGGCAAACCGATCCCGGATGGCACGGAACTCAGGGACATTCTCTAGGACGTAGTCAGCGACATCGTCTCCGGTTGTCCGCAGCGGCGCGCCGGTCAGAGTTGGCCCTGGAAGCGGTCGGGCCTCCACGTAATCAGCCAGCCGATCCCAAAGCGTCTGGCTATCAAAGGTTCTCAATTCCTCGGGAATGGCGGCACCGCCCGGAAGGTAGCTGCTTGGGACCGCATCAGGGACATCGGCGTTGCGCGCGTCGTACTGGAGAAGCGAGTAGGCCCGATCCAGAGCCTCCTGGTTGTTGCGGGCATTGACCTTGGCGGCACGCTTGGCGAACTGAAGATCGTTCGTTAGTTCCATGTTGGAACTAACTGTGCCAAGACCGCCGACGTTCTGGTCGAACAACGCCGCGGCCGTGCGGGTTACGGGCCCCAGGACTGGAGCCATCTTGGTGAAGTTGCCGAACGCATCCAATCCCTCGGCAATCGCATCACCGAACGCCCCGCCGCCAACCTCAAACCCAATGTTCGTTCCGGGGATTCGGATGTTGTCCAGCACTCCGGCCCGCTGCGTCATGCCCTCCGCGGCATCAACGCCAAAACGCTCAAACTGCGATTGCAATCTGGCGGTAGCCGCGGCTTGGTCTGCGGGATCTAAGAACGCAATCGCCCGCTCGGGCGTCAGGCGGCGCTGATACTCCCTGACGCGCGGAGTAGGAATGGCGTCGTTGCGCAGCGGAAGGTTGTCCTGAAACCGTAACGCATTTAGGCGTCCGGCAGAGTCAACGGCGCTGTCACGGAGCAGCCCAGCCGCCTTCATGGCCTTCCCGGTCTGGCTCAAGGCTCCGCGGCCGAGAAGAGAAAGACCAAGCGTGCCGTATGTGAACGGATCTAAAAGTGCTTCCGCAGCCACCCCGCCTGCGAAGTTACCCCAATTGTCCTCCTCGCCAATCGCCCCGTACTGCCGCAGCAGCTCGCGGCCAGTGACGCGGTCTTCGCTGGAGCCAAAGGCTGAGAGAGGATCGCCAGCCAGGATGCCGCGGACCAAGGCGCCTGGAGTATCTAATAGATAGCCAGCCGTGGCGAGTCCCGAAGACCCCATCTCCGCAAGGCTGTTGAGCCAGCCCTTCTTCTCCTCATCGGGCATGAGGTCGGAGAGGGTGGGCTTGCGAAGTTCTACGGGGCCAGCGAGGAGATACTCCTCGTCATCAAGCATGCCCAAGCGGGCACGCTCTTCCAGTTCCCCGTAAGGGTCGTAGATGTCGAAGAGGGGAGAGCGGGCCATTACTGGTCGTAGAAGAAGGAAGCGATGGTGGACGCATTAGAGTTGCGGTTCCGGTCTTGCTGGATTCTCCGTATGATCCGTTCCGCTTCCGGCAACTTCAGGCCGGTGTCGTCTGCAAGCCGCTGCGCTGCGAGCGGCACCTCGTTGTCAGTCAAGTACGTGGAAACGCCAAGCATGCCGGGCCGAGAACTGTAGTTGGCATGCACTAAGTCGTCTGCGTAAGACAGGATTGTGGGGTCGTTCAGACGCCCGGCGGCAACGGCCTCTTGCGCGCGGATCAGAACGGGCTTGCCTTCATTAATCTTCTGCTGGATCAACTCCGCCTGCCCCGGAGGCGATTGCTGGAACCCTTGCCCCAGACCAAGCCGCGACTGCTGAAGAGCAAGGGCCTGCTGCGCGGCTTGATCAACGTCCAGCGGCGTAGCGCCACGGTAGCCGCGCGGGCCAAGCAACTGATTCGCAACAATCATCCGATTCCAATCGCCAATGTCATTGCGATTCATGTATTCCAGAGGGTTGCTCTGGGCCATCCGGCGGCGCTCCACGGCCTGCTTGCGGGAGGCCAGTTCGTTCTGACGAGCGGCGTATCGGTTGCGGTAGGCCGCGCGCTCCAGTTCTTCGGGCGTGGCGTCCGGCCCCGGGGGTTCCACCCGCACGCCAGCGTCCATCATCAGGCGATCCTCGTAGAATCTGCCACGCTGGGCATCTCGCACGCGAGCTTCGGACAACGCGCGTTGCTCGCGGTTGCGCTGCTGCCCGGGCGTCAGGCTGGAATTGCCATCGGGCCCGGCGCCGTATCGCACCAAGTCGCTACGTGCGGCCCGCCCAATATCGTCCCGCACGCCCTCTCGGAACTGCTCATAGCCCTCGGGGTCGTACTGAGCTTGCCGCTCCGTGCCGGGGGTTTCATTGGCCCACTCAGCGAAGTCCCGCCGCGCCTCAATCCGCTCGGGCGTAACCTGCGGCCCCACGGGAACCATGCCCTGCTGAGTGCGAATGTAGCCCTGCTGATCTTGGATCTGACGGCGATAGTCCAGGTCAGTGGCGCCAGCCCCATTCTCAAACCCACCCAGGCCATATTCCTCCGCGTACTGCCTGTCACCCTCTGCCGGCCAGTTGCGATTCGACTCGCGGAGGCCACGCATGATCTCGCGTGCCAAGCCCTGCTCTTGGGCCAAGGCGGCCTCGGCGTCGGGGAGCGAACGATTAGCCTCACGCACCGCGCGCCCAGAGGCAGCGCCATACGCATCGGCTGGCAGGGACTCTGGGCTGACACCTACCATCGGCTCAACGCTAAGAGGCGTGGCAGCGGCGGCAAGGTTGTCCACCTCTGCCCCGTTGCCAGCCGAAAGTACGCGCGCCGCTGCGACCCTGGCCGCCTCGGCCGGTGCCATGCCCTGCGCGATCAGCGCTTCCTCAATCTCCAGTTGGCGACGGCCCATGTCCATCTGGCGGGAAGTGAGCGTTCTCATCCGGCTCTCCTGGCGTTGTCGTAGTCGTCAGCCATCCGATACAGACGCTGCATTTCCGCTTGGGCAGCCGCACGCTGGGCTGTGGGAATTCGGCCAGCGTTGAGGTCTGCCAGAATGCGGCGAGCGGCAGATCGGGCATCCGCCCCGGCTGGGCCACCCCGCGCGCGAATGGCACTGGTCTGGGCGTTCTGTTGTTCGATAGGCATGATTGGCGGCTGAGTCCCCGCCCGCCGGCCCTCGGCAGCCCGCAGGTACAGAGCATCCGCCTCGCGGCTCAAGGCCGCCGATTCGGGCGTAATGCGGCCCTCACGCAACTGAATCTCATTGGCCTGACGAATCTTGTCCCGCGCCATCTGGGCGTAGTCGATGGGAGCAGGCTCTTGCGTGGTCACCGAAGGCGGCGGCGAAGTCTCGGCTGCGAGGTCTGCGGTGCTAGCGCCACGCATGGCCCCGATGGGGTCGCGGGCCCAGCCGGGGATTTGATCGACCACCTGTCGCATTCCCAGGTTTGCGGCGACACCGAGCGCCCCAATGCCAGCGGCCGTGGCGGCCGTGCGGGCGTTGTCGCTGACTCGCGGCCGACCTTGAGCGGCACCGCGGGGCGAGCGGGTGGGCACTTCGATGTCGTCCATGGCGCGTGGGCCACGCAGGTCCGGCAGGCCGATGTCGCCACGCAGATAGTCAGCGCCCCTTGGATGTGCGCTGTCCATGGCGGCGCGCAGATATGCACGGCTCTCGGCATCAAGTGTCGGCGCGGGGGGGGCCACCTTGGGTGGCGGCGGTGCAGCTTGGGCGGCAACGTCATCACCGAGCGCACTCATCTCTGCCGCCAGCCGGTCGCCCTGTCGCTCAAAGTCGCCGCGGAAGGCGGCCATGAGATCGGGCTCCGGTGCGCGCGGGGGATTCATTGAGGCCATCTGGCTAGGGGTCAGATCGCTCAACTCAAACTGCATCGATGTGTCGGGCAGCAAGTCGTACATGTACTGCGGCTTTGGGGTCATGCCCTGTAGCCGTGCGATCAGATCCTCGCCGCCCATGGTGGGGTTCAGAAGCGACTGCGCGTCGTTGACCTGTGCCATCGGGGCTTCGCGGAAGTATGGCCCCAACTCTTCAGCCACCCCCTCGCGGGCAATCTCTTCTGCCGACCGCCGCCCAGGCTGACCACGGCCACCGTACACCGCCGCGGCGCGATCCATCGCCGGAGGCTCAAACTCTGCGGAGATGCGAGCGAAGACGCGAGCCGGTGTGTCGGATGTAGCCGCTTCCTCTAGCAGGGCCTGAAGCCGTGGGTTACCGGCCGCCTCTTGGGCCACATACGCCGTCTTGCGGCTGGGGCCACCCATCCACTGCGCGTAGGCAGAAATAGCGTCGTCAAACGCACCCGGTCCAGCCATTACTTCTTACCCCGCTTCTTCGGTACATCGGGCAGTTCGTCATCGCCGTCGTACGGCATGTCTTCATCCGTGACTTCGGGCGCGGGATGCTTGCCGTGCATCTCCTCATCCAAGTCGGCCAAGTCGTTCTTGGCGGGCTTGCCGTTCAGCTTGGACATCATCCGCTTCTCTTCGGCCTCGCTGGCCGTGAGCAGCCGCTTCACAAACTTCTTCATGCCGTCTCGGGTGAACCCGTCCAGCATCTCGTCCAAGTCCAGCACCATCTTGTCCATCACAGAAGTCCTGAGAGTAGCGAGTTGTTTCCCCGACCACCGAAGGCGGAGGTCATGTTGCCGAACATGTTCCCCATGAACCCAAAGGCGTTTTGGGCACTGTTCATGTTGTTCATCCAATCAGCCTGCGAGAACTGCTCTTGCAAACCAGACAACGCCGTGCCGAACCGATTCCGGTTGATGGTGTCGTCTAGGTTGTAGTTGGCGTTGGCGTAGGCATCGCCCATGCGAGCCTGCTCAGAGGCAGCCAAGTTTTGGGCGTAGGCATTGGCCGCATCGGCAGCACCCAAGGAGTCCGTGCCAGCCGATGACGAGATGCCGCCACGCTGATACTGTTTGCTGGCCGCACGGGGGTTGCCTGCGAAGTCGGCCATGGCCCGGTAGTAGTTGGCATTGGCGTTCGTCTGCCGACCGTCATAGATGCCACCCAGGCCGGGCTGGGCGAGGTTGACGTTGACGCTGGTCGCTGGCTGCCCTCCTCCCGTTGGGCCGTTGGGCCCCCGCGTGGCGTCGGGACGCATCGGGCCGCCCGGAGGAGGGCGACGAGGCTGGCCTGGGGATGGTGGTGTCGGAATCATCAGGAGGCTCCTACAGCAACCCGCCAAGCATGCCGGTCATGCCGCCGAACATGTCGCCCATCCAGCCATAGGCCATCTTTTGCATGGCCTGATCACGCTGGTAGGCGTTCTGCTGCTGCGTGCCCAGCAGGTTCAGCCCAGCCAAGACCGATTCGTTCTGCCCCTGCGTGGCCTTCATCCGGTAGTCGGCCGCGGCCTGGGAGTTGGCGCGGCCGAAATCAATGGCCGCCTTCTGGGCTATGGGGTTGTAGTTGTCCGCATAGACCTGCTGCACAGCCTTGTTGCTGTACATGTTGGGCGGAGGTGCCTGAAGACGGTTGGTGCCCGCTGACGGGTCAAACGGCTTCTGGTTGGGGTTGATGTTGGTGTAGGTGTTCATCGAAGACGACCAGCGCTGTACTGGTTGCGGTTACGCTTGGGGTCCATCCAATACTGGGAGTTGTCGCCCATCGGCTGGTAGGTCGCAGCGGGCGCCCGCCTGCCCGTGTTGAAGCCGTAGTCCGACATGCCGTATAGGCCACCCAGCGCGTTGTAGCCCGTCGCCATCTGGGAGTTCAGCGAGTTGACAATGGTCGGGTCCATGACAGCGGCGCGGTTGGCACCGAACTGCTCGCCCATCAGCCCCGCCAGGGCCATGGCCTGATTCTTGGGATCGTTCAACGTCTTCTTAACGTCGCCCAAGAACCCGTATCCCTGGTTGACCAGACCGGCTCGCTCGCCTTGGCTAGAGCCCTTGCTGATGGAGGAGCTGGCCCCGCCGCCGCCAGAGACGTTGCCACCAAAGCCAAACCCGCCGCCCCCGCCGCCGCCCATTCTCCCGCTGGCAATCGTCCCCTCGGGGCCCGAGGCAGTGAACCCGGGCCACCCGCCTCCACCGGAGTTAAACCCGCCGCCCATGCCCATGTTGAAATTGCTGGACATGTTTCCGCTAGCAGACTGCGCTCCAGCGTTCAGCCCAGCGGCGCTCAGGCCGGCGGCCGTCTGCCCAAGCTGGCCCATGGTGTTGTAGTAGTTGTTGGCCATCTGCCCGTAGGCATTGGCGGCAGCAATGGACTGGTTGGTAAGTTGGGCGTCACGGTTCATCCCGTACTGGCCCATGGCGTTCTGGCCAGCGATCCCCAAGTTTCCGTAGGCAGAGAACGCGGCTTGGTCCTTGGCAGACTGGGCCTGCGCGCCAGCGGCGTAGGCGCTAGGATCAAAGCCTCCAAACTGCCCAAGCAGGCCGCGGCCCTGCGACGGCGCTTGTGGAGGCTGGCGCCCCTGCGGAGACGGGAACCCCTGCGGGGGTTGCTGGGGCTGCTGGGGAACGCCGCGGACGGGGCCGAATGGGTTGTACATATCTATGCTCCTACCTAACTAATGTCCCGCCCGCGCGGATTTCCGGCGGGCGCGCTGGCAGGCGATTCGGACCAGCTTGCGGCCGATCACCCTGAGAAATGGCAGGCTCCTGGCTGCGGCGGCCTCTTGCATGGCGTCCACAATCTCCTCCACCCGCCGCTCCGACTCCTCGGGGCCCCAGGCGTCCATCTGCGAAGCCATGCGGTTGCACTGGCAGTCTGGGGTGGCGGTGATCCCAAAGGCGGCCAAAAGGGACTTCAGCTCTGTTCCGGGGCCGATGACGGCCTTGCGGCACCTAGCCGAGACGCGGGCCGCCGTGCTGAAGACTGTGCGACCGCAGACCAAACATCGCCTCACCCCGGAGACGGGATCCCCAAACTGGCAGTACGTCGTCGCCATGGTCACACCACCGTGGCCGCGGTCTGCCCCATCGTCGCATCGCCGCCGAAGTAGGACGATTGCACCGTGAGATTGGCAGAAGCGCAGGAAGTATTGAACGTGCCGCCCAGAACCCACGCACTGCACGCGGCCGAAGCTTGCAGCCACGGGTCGCAGAGGTCCGGCGAACCAGCCGCCAGCTTGTCTAGGACAACAGTGACATCGCAAAAACCACCGAACGCACTCTTGTTTAGAATCGCCTCCACGCCGTATTCGTCGCAGGATCCGTTCGTCATGGATCCCCGGTACACTGCCAGCCCGAAGGGATTCTGGTCGGAATACACCGTTGCATTCCGCAGCGAGTTAAGCGTACGGACGCGGGAGTTGGCAGTGCCCGGGAGCGCAGGGCAGCCATCAAACGTGACGACGCCTGCAAAGTCCAAGACGACCGATTGGTTGAAGCCCGGGCCGTACCCGTCCGCAGGGCAGTTGCACAGACCGGCCCCAGGCACTGGGTAGTCGGCCAATCCCGTGATATCTAGCGTCAGGGACTCCGGCCAAAAATCAAAGCAGTCACACGGATAGGTGCCGCTTCCTGGAGGAGGTGGCTCTGGGCAGCAGCACACATCGCTGTTGGCGATGCCGGATCCAAAAATAAGCCATCGGCCGTTATAGAGGCGGAGGGTCACTGCACCTGCTCGTAGTTGAATACAGCCTGGAGGTGGCCAGAGGTGGCGGCATAGATACAGATGCTGTCGCCCTCCTCCAGGTAGATGGGAGTGTTCCGCGTGACTGGCTGCACGGACGCCGTGACGGCCTGCCCGGCGACAACGTGGTAGTAGGTGGTGCCGTTGGAGAGAGCCACTGTGACTGCGCAGCTAGTGGCGGCCGTGATGTTGCAGATATGCACGCTGCTAATCTTCTGCAACGCATTGCTGGTGGTGGCGTTGCTGACCACCGCGGCGTAGGTGGTGCCCACCCAGACCGGGGCGTTAAACGCCGTGATCGCACTAGCGGCCTTGATGTTGGGATTGCTCATGGCATGTCCACGTAGTTGCTAGCGCTACTGCCCAATGGAGTCGAAGGGCAGGCCACGCCGGAAACAATGGTGCTTGTTTGCTCGGCCCCAACGGTTCCGAGAACCGTGAATGTGCGATAGCTCTTCGTCAGGGTAGCGCCGTCCCACATGATGCCAGTGACCAAGCTGGCCTGTATCACGCTGAGTGGGCCCAGGGGGGGCCCGCCAGGATTGCTGGGGTCGGGGAAGTACACATCGCCAGTGAAGGTGGTGTCCCCGTCGATGGTGATGGTGTCGCCTTCAATGGTGACGTTAGTAGTGGTGTCGCCGCCAATGTTGACGACAACGCTGGTGACATTCAGCTCATCGCCTGCGATGTAGGTATCACCGCTGAACTCGCTCGGCCCAGAGGAAAAGAACTGGTTGACCGTGGTCGGGCCGTAGTTCGTAGTGTCGCCAAAGTTTGTGGTGTTGTAGTTGTAGGACACGTCCGTGTAGGTGGCGCCCTCGTTGTAGACGTCGCCTTCGTTGATCACCGTGTTCTTGTTGGTGACATTGCTCTGGTTAACCACGTTGTGGTTGTGATGAACCGGGCCGTTGATGGTTACCGGGCCTTCGTTGACGATGGTGTTGTTGTTGGTGATGTCCCCATCGTTGTTGATGGTGTTAGACTTAACATTGTTGGTGGTGACGTTGTTGGTCGTCACGGGGCCCATGTACGTCGGGCTGTTGATGATGACGCTTACGTCGTCCCACTGGTACTGCCCGGCGGCCCAGTCGGGGTACGGGATGGGCTGCCAGTCTGGGTAGTCCGGGTACGGAATGGGGGTCCACGGTACGTGCTGCCACGGCGGGATGTTGATGATGACCGATCTGTCGATGACGGACGGCGACAGATAGAAATTCGGCGTCCCTCCGGTTGGTGGCTGGCCCGGAAACAGGCTGCGATTGTCACGCGGGTTCCGGGTGAACGCAGCGCTGCCCCGATGCTCTAGCGGCGACCGGCAGTTAGCGACACCCTGCATCATCTCCTTGGCGGAGATGTCCGGAACGCCACCGCTGCGGAGGGCGTTTTCGATCTGGCCAGACTGCTGCGTAAACATTACTGGGACACTCCGCCGACAGCAGTGCCGTACACGGTGACAGTTTCAGAGCTTGGCCTAGATAAAGACAACGCAACGGCCAGGTGCCTGTCGGTGCCGACCGACCGCTCGTCTATGCGGCCCGCGTAGTGACACACCGCGTATCCAGTAGCGTCACCAAGCGCCGAGCGGGAACGCTTGAGGTTCAACGTGGCCGCGGCTCCGCCCGTAGTGGTGAAGCCGCCGCCGCGGTCGGTGGCGACAGCAGCGTTGCGGGGACTAGAAGACCCGTTGTAATGCAGAGCCAGCGACAAGTTGCAGTCCGCGGTGGTCGGCGCGTACAGCACACGGATGGCGCGGTCATTCTGCTTGGGGTCCAGGGACATATTGCCAGTCCGCAGTTGGCAAGATATCGACGCGGAGCCACCAGCCGCTGGAACGTCCGCACCGCCCGTGTCGAACTTTAGCAAAGCCCCAGATTGGCCGCCCACAACCATGCTCTGCCTGCCGCCCGCGGAGAGGCACTCCGCCGCCGCAAAGGTCTGCGCGTAGGTTTCCAGCCACCACGCCTTGGTGGTGGGATGGAAGCACAGGGCGCGGTCAGGGAATCCGGCAGTGACCGAGAAGAAGAATCGGGCGATGCGGCTGACCGGATCGACGCGGACGAAAAACCACTTTGAGGAGGCCCAGTGGATGATGTTGTCAGACCAGTAGGTTTCCACAGGGTCCGAGAGCGGCACAGCCTGCGAGCCATCCAGGATGTACATCCCAAGGCTATCGACCACGTATGCGACGTTGTCAAACACATCCCAGCATCGCTGGTTCAGGCAGCCTCGCTGACCGATCAGTGTGACACTGGCGTCGATCAGGGGCTGCGATACGAATGACAGACGGTAGGCGTGCCTCTCTTGCAACACCACCATGCCGCCGCCAAAAGGCATTAGGGCGGTGACCCGATCCTGCCCCTTGACGTTCTCTTGGATAACGATTTGGTTGACTTCCGGAACGCTTTCCGGCTCGTCGGCCTCAGAGAAGTACAACGCATTCGGCTCCGCGGCGTTGGAGTCGGAGGTGCCTTTGAATTTCTTGCCGGGAACATCGACGGCATACCATGCCCGGTCTTGGAAGATGGTCACCACGCGCTTGTTCTGCGGCGGCGGATTGAAACGCCGGGCGTTTGTCTGGCCGTTAGGAAGCGTTATGGGCAGGGCCGCAAAGCCCGTCCGGGAAGGATCGGAGAGCTGCGTGTCGGACAAGCTGTCGGCGTAGGTAGTGGTGCCCTTCGACACCTCGGCCACCTTGTACAGAACCAAGACTTGGTCTGCGGTGGTTCTCCACAATTCAATCTTGTCTACGCGGGATTCCATGCCAGCGTTGGACCAGTTCCAAGTGAACCCCGGCGCCGCGCTGGACACTTCGATGCTGGTCAGTTCACTGATGCTGGACGGGATGGGCCCGCGCTTTTCGGGAACCGTGTCGTCTATGTATCGGATCGCACACCAATACTTACCAATGATGGCGGGCTGGGTGACCGGAGCCACGGCCGCATCACGCGGGATATTGTCGTAGTCGGCCACAATGACTGCGGTCGGGGCAGTCTCATATACGCCGCCACGCCGGACAGTCACGGCAGTAATGACGCCCGCCGACACGGTGGCCGTGGCGATGGCACCACCGGCCCCATCTCCGGAAAAAATAACTTGCGGACGACCAGAATAGCCTGACCCGCCAGCGGAAACGCTCACGCTCGCAACGCGGTAGCGTGTTTCCGTGCCGCCGCCCGGGAGATCAATCGTAAAGCTGGAGGTGGTTACCGCCAGCACGGCCCCTGTGCCTCCCGCTGCATCTGGAGCGGAAACGGTAGCCGTAGGAGGGGAGGTGAAACCATTCCCGTACTTCAGCATGCTGACGCTGCCGCAGTGGCCATGGGCAAGATTGGCCTTTGCCTGCGGGGCCTGCGAACCAGACGCACTAAACGACAGCGTCGGCGTCTTGCTGTAGCACGCACCGGGGTCCGTGACCATCACGCCGACTACGTCGTACTTGGCGGTTCCGCCTCCGACCGTGATGGTGGGCGCGGAGGCGGGGGCCGATATGCCAAGCTGCTCCACCCCGGCGACCGTGTCCCAGCGAATGCCACGGGCCTCGCCATTCACGCCATAAACGTCACCGTTCCGGCCGCGGGCAAAGGTCACGGGCCAGACAGTGGACAGCGAGCTGCCGCCTGAAAGTGCGCTCACGTAAAACCTCTCGCAATCCTGATGACGCCATCAGCCGACTGGTACAGAACGCACTCAGACGCACCTATAGGGCAGCGAAACATTTCAACGACCTGCGTGGCCCCAGCAACGTGCGAGCTAAACGATGCCGCCACCTGCCCGCCGCGGGCTGTTAGCTCTCCGGGGCGGCGGCACTGGAAGTTGACCTGCGTCACCGCGGCCCCCACGGGCAACGCATACGGGCTGCCGTTAGTGACGAGCCCACGCCATGTGTCGATGGTGATCATCCGACATCCGCTTGGAGCGGGCTCCGCCAGCCGCCGTCATGCCACACGTAGCGGGACCGGCCTGAGAGCGGGGCGAGCTGGTCCTGCTCCATCGCCAGCCGGAGATCCCGCTGGTAGAGCTGGAACGCCTTGTCCTCGCCCGATCCGCGGATTCGGGCCAGCCAGTAGTCGCACGCCGAATCCATGGCCCCGTGCATGTGCGGGGCAAGGTCCAAGGGGTCCGTGATCAGGTACTTGGTGGTCGATGCCACGGTTCCGGACGCATCCGTGGTGAGGCTAGTCGCACTGGCGACCGCCGTGATCTTGGCTTCCGACACCCACGGGTTCAGCGATTCAATCGGACCAGGGATGTTGGTGGTGTCGCCAATCCGCAGGACGCTCCCCACCATGGCGGAAGAGAACGCCGTGCCACTTCCGGTCACCGCGGTGGTGGAGCGGGCCAGCGTTCCCTGACGCAGGGCAGCCTCATGGCCGGAGTAGCGAATCGGCCGGGCCGTGCGACGATAGGTGAAATCCAACGTCTGCGTGCCGGTGGGATACCCAACCACCTTGATGGCCCAGCCGGACGAGTCAGGGTCTTTGATCAAGGTCCAGTGGTACGGCTCCCCGGAGGAGTTGCTGACCCGTTCGATCTTCATGGCCTGATCAGGGGTCACATACAGGCCACTCCACCAGTTGTATTCGTCGCTGGGCTCGTCCAGGTTCCGGAAGTCATCCGGCAGCGGGTAGACGCTGCGGTACAGCGTGTAGGACGCACCCGTAACGTCGGCCTTCAAGGCAAGGTCGGAATCCAGGACCACAACGCTCCCAGAGGTGCGGGAGGCCACGCGGCAGATTTCCTCACCGACCTTCAGGTAGGCACCGCTGGCGGCCCAGGTGGGCCATGTGCCGCCCGTGAGCGTCACTGTGGCACCGCTGGAGGTGACCGTCCCGGTGTCGTACGGAGCCTGGAGGACGATCCGGCCGTGTACGTGGTAGTAGGCCCAGTCCCGGATGGTCGTCAGTTCGTCGTACGCCCGGTGAATGGCCGTACGGATGTCCCGCTGCTCGGCGTCCTGGGGGCCGCCAAAGGAGGAGACGATCAGCGATTCGACGGCATCGTAATACGTGAGGTACGCCATGGCTCTAGGGACTATTGCCCCAGAACTAGGCCCGCAGAAACACCAGAAAACCGGCCATCATGGCGGCCAGGACGGCGGCGGAGAGGACCATGAACAGCAGGAAATGCCGGAGGGTCATGGCGACGGTGCCACCGGCAGCAAAGCCGACACCTCTGCCAGCGGAACCACTTCGATTTCATCAAACCGGGCCGCGTCCAGATGACTGAACCCACCGTAGACCAGCCCGCCGGGCACGCACTCGGTCAGGATGTCGGCGGTGAGCATGAATCGCCCATCGGTCAGGCGGCGCGGGGATGGCACATGGCGCGGGTCGCCATGCTGGGCCTGCACCTCGCCAAGCCGCTGGGCCAAGGCAGCGCTGAACAGGAGGGCGTGAGCCACGCCCCATTCATAGGACACTGGGAGAGTCAGGCCGGAGAGCGTCATATGGCTGCCTGTATTGCGGCGATGAGCGTATCGACCCGCGTCCGCAGCAACGCAAGGTCTACGGCTTCACCAATGGAATAGAACGCTAGGCGTGCGTTGGTGCGCCCACCCGTCTCAAACGCGCGGAAGTTGGAGTTGGCAGGCGTTTGGCTTGCAACCGTAGCCGTATAGCTGTTCGCGCCGATTCGATAACCAAAGCTGGAAGAAGACGAACGGGATGCACCCAAAAAGACTGCGCCTGCATTCACACTCAACGCCTGAATGTCAGCAGTTGCCGCGTTGTGGCGAAAATAGAAAGCCCCAAACCCGGTGTAGACGTGTGAATGCCCAGTGGTAGTGTCGTTGCTTCCAAAAAGCCCGGCGTCATTCGTTGCTGCCACCGACCTGTAAACCGAAAAGTGTTTGTTATCTTGCGGATCAGCATTGTTGTTGCGGCTGGTGTCCAGCCACTTGGTTGACCCGTTGCCGACAAGGCCAGTTTCTCGGTTGTAGTCGCCCGCGACGAACGGCCCGTTGTTGGTCGGCGCGGCACCCTTCAGCGGCGTCAACGCACCGGAAAGCGTCTTGGCTCCGCATAGGATGCAGCACGCTTTGATGGCATCCCAGATCGCATCGGTCTTGCAACCTGCAACGAAATCGTTGATGGCCTTCGCCACCGCCGGCTCCAGGCTGGAGCCATCGGCAGTCTTGACAGACGATAGGTACGCGCGTGCATCTGCGTCGGTGGCGACGTAGCCGCTCGCCTTGGGACGCAGCAGCCGGGGATTCATCGCACACATGGGCTTGCCTCGGTGATCTAGTGACGGTCAGGACGGCCCGTCGCCGCACCGAATGGCGATAATGTGCGACCCGGGCACCAGATGGGCGTTGTCTGGCGGAGAGGCGGAGTTGAACCGAACGGCCAGCGTGGCAGCGGCGGATGTGGCGTAAACAAAAGCAGCCGACAACGCGCCGGACGTAGACGCAGACATGGCCTGGGCGGTATTGCCAACCAATTCCGCGCCGCCGTATAGGGCGTAGCCAGTCGGGGGCGCAGAGCCCACGTAGGACGCGCCGTTGATAGCAACCAGCGCGCCGCCAGACACGGCGCTGGTGCTGGCCCCAACCAGAACGACCCGCACATCGTATGCGCCGGGCGAGGACAGGTTCACAGACATGCCAGCAACTTCGTAGTAATCGCTGCTGGAGGCGCCCTGTGCGTACGTCAGGGCGCCGACCGAAATCGACGGCAGTCCGACCTCACCGGCTGTGTGCGTGTGGCCGGGCGATGAGTACGCGAGACTCACGTTGCCCGTTTGGCCGTTGACGCTAGCCACACCAGAAATCAACGGGCCAGAACCCTTAACAACATACAGCGTCTGTGAATCCTTGACGGCCAGGGCGTCGTAGGCGGCCTGCGTTAAAGCGACGATCTTCTTAAAGCCCGTCGCACCCGGGAACTGGCTGATAGTTCCAGACGCGGTCTGGAAGTACAGAGTGCCGTCCGCGCTGTTGAGGGCCAGTTCGCCTTCCTCCAACTCTGACGCAGTGGGAGTCTCGTTCACAACGACCGACTCACGGACCCGAATCGGCGCGTTGCTGCCGGGAGCGTATTCAAACGCCATCACTCACCCCTTGGCCATGACGGTCATTGCACAGGTTGTCCCGCCCACAACGACGGGGACCACATAGTTAACGGCGAAGCAGGCGTCGGGCACGGGGATGATCCCAACCGTGACGGCAGAGGTGACGGCCGCGCCATCCGAATAGATGGCCCGCGGAGTCACGGCCGGGTCTACGGTCCCGTGCCAGTTGATCTGCGTGCAAGAGTTGGTGGCGGCAATCATCACGCACGCACCGCCAAAACGGCCGAAAGGAATCATGCCTGCCGTTGTGGCGGCCGAGGAGTTGGCCGTAATCACCGAGCCGGGGGAAAAGTGCCGTGCGATCTCGTTCATAGCCGTCCCTTCACCTTGTATGCGTGCTTGTCAATGATCTTCTCTCGCAGCTCCCCGACCTTGGCGTTGGGGTTCTTGCGTTTCTCCTTGCGGAGTTCGTCTTTGATGATGCTCTCCGACAGCACCACGCGCTTCGGCGGGGCTTCGCCGGGATCGTAGTTCACGCTTCCCGTAACGTGCAGGCGCCGCTTGCGGGCCACGCTGAGAACATCGTCGTTGCTGCTGACCCACGCCGCGGGGTCTTTCCAGCCGCGCTTGTCGGCTATCCCGGCGCAATAGTATTTCCCCGAGATGTTGATCCCTGCCTGCCGGGCCTCACGGGCGACGTACTGCGCCTGACGCTTCGGCATCTCGTCCAACTGCTCGTTGTTCTGCCGTCCCTGGAGAAACGCCCGGTCGCTTCCCTTGGTTCCAGGCGGCTGCTGGAGGGCGACCATAGCGGCCCACTTCTCCCCGTAGGGCAGGGCTTTCTCATAGCGGCTCTTGGCCCATTCGCCAGCGGCTTCGATCTCAGGTGGGTATGTCATACAGGACTATTGGCCTTGGGGAGGGGCTTCGGGTGGGGCTTCGGGCGGCTGGACTGGAGGAGGACCGGGAGGCGGAGGGGGCGGAGGCGGGACCATGTAGCGGCTGATGTCCACGTTCATCACCTCGCCCCAGTCCTCCAGCATGGCGTTGAAGATTTGCGGCTGGCCAGACTGCAACAGACCCTGCGCCACGGGCATCATTATCTGCATGGCGTTGTTCATGTTCTCCACCTTGGTGGCGATATTCGGCTTGCGTGCCGAACCAGCCTCCACGCGATAGGAATATTCACGGACGACCGACTCAGGGTCTTCGCCCTGCACATGCAACTGCCACGCCTGGGCAGCCATCGGCCCCAGAATGGGAGCAACGTCCTGCGGGTAGACCATCCAGCGGGCGAGAAGCGCTTCCTTGCGAGCGACCTCGGACAACGCATCTTCCAAAATCGAAGCGTAGTCGTCGGGCCTGACGCTGATCTGCTCCGACTTCACGGCGGCCTCTGCTGCCGACCGGAAGGAGGCCCTGGTCATGCCGTAAATCAGCTCGGTCAGCCCGACGCGGCGGTCGAACAGCTCGGTCACGGCTTGGATGATGTTGTACATGTCCTGGGTCACCCCAGGCATCTGGAAGACAGAGATCACATCGTTCACCGACCGGCCGACCGCTTCGGAGATTTCAACGATGTTGAACCCGCCCTCGTTCTTCTCCAGGATCTTGGCCTTGAGATCCGGGTCCGCATGCTTGGCCACACCGATGAGCGTCTGGCTGGAGGTGGCAATGCGGGTGGCGAGGAACGACATCGCCCAGTTGATGAATCTCAATTCCCCGATCCCGGGGCGGATCAGCGAGATGGGCCAGGAGTAGCCCGGCTTGCCGTGCCACACCAGCGGCGTGAACGGCCATCCGCTCGGCTCGGCCCAGAAGGGGATCGGCCACTGGGCAGCCATGAACAGGGTAGGGGGGATGCCGGACTCATCGACCTCCTCCTGCATCATCGCCGGAGGAATGTTGAGCGGGAAATCCACACCCTCGGCAACGACGATGTAGCAGTTGGGGCCGAGGGCGTCGAACTTGCCACGCAGGTCTTGGTCGGCGTCCTTGAGCCTGTCGCCAAAGCCGGTCTTGGAGTAAATCTCCCAGTAGACGATCAGGTCGTTCGTCTTGCCGGTCTTCTTCTCATGCTGATAGCCGCGCTCGGTCGCATCGGCCTGCCGGGAGTAGGACTCCACAGAACCCTTCAAGTCGTCACGGGACAGGCCGAACTTCGCAGCCACCTCATCGATGGGCTGCACTCTGCGGCGAGCCGCCCAGCGGATGTCCTCAAACTCGTCGGCGTCGGGATCCCAGACCAGATTGTCGATGGTGTCGTAGAACGACCCGGCCATCTTCACCGTGCCGCCGGGAGGTGTGTACAGCTCATGCCACCACACACCCGCGCCCTTGATAAACGCCTCCTCCACCACCTTGCGTGAGTGCTGCTTGAGGTTGAGTTCGTTGGGCGTGTAGTTGAGGTAGTCCTCCAAGAGCTTGGCAACCACCTTGCGGCGCTCCAGCATCATCTGCTGCTGCTGGAGCATCTGCTGGTACTGCATCATCCCCGGATCGGGCATCATCACCGGCTGGCCGTCTGGGCCCATGACCGGCTGGCCGTCCGGCCCCATCTGCGGGACAGGGGGCTGGGGGAAGATGCCGAGAAGCTGCGGGCCCAGGATGGGGTAGTCCTTGGGAGACACCGTCCGCGTCGGGTTGCGGTGATGGATGACTGCCGTGAAGAGACGAACGGCCTCCCACACGCGGTTGACCATCATGCGGAACGGGGGCGGGTCCATCCCCTTGATGTATCCCCGCTCACCGCGAGCGTAGGAGTCCTTCCACATGAAGTCGGGGTCACCGGCAAAGAACCCCATGGCTTCCGCAGCGTCCTCGCTGAAGGGACGTTTGTATTTTTCAGCTTGCCGGACGCATTCGATCCAGCGCTTACAAAGTGGGCGCAGCGGGTTCTCGTCAGCCATGGAGTTCTCCTACCGACTAGTGTCCGGTCAAGCCTTTTTCGGGGCTGTGGCGGCCACTTTCTTCTCCAACAGGCTGAGTTTCTCGCTCAGAATGGAGACGGCCGAATCCTTGGGCTTGTGGTCCCAGTAGCCATAACGCTTCCAATCGGGGAAGTCGTTCACGCCCGGGTCGGTAAGGTGGTGGACCGAGGGCTTCACCACGCCGCCCAGTTCGCCCGCAATCGCCCAGAGGGTGAGCGTGCGAGAGGCGACCACGGACACAATCGCCGGGACCGGGGTGGCCCCTTCATGGGCGTAGAACAGCACAATGTCGCCCAAGTCGGCCTTGGGCATGTCATAGGAACTCACGGCAATCTCCTAGAGGGCCCGAGGATTACATGGGGGTCAACCGACTCCCGCTGGCGGCGCTTGCGCTCCGACAGCCACTTCACCCACCATGGATCGGGACCGAAAGTCCGTGGCGGGGCGTGGTACTTGGGTTCGTAGGCACAGAGGTATTCCAGCGACTGACAGGCGTGGACCTCGCCTCGGGTCTGGGGCTGATCGGTGACAAAGACCTGACCGTTGACCGTCGTTGTCTTCTTGCGATACCGCTTCAGTTCTCGCAGCAGATTGGGGCAGGAGCCCTCAAGAATTTTGAGTCGGGTTGTCCCGTCGCCTTGGATATGCAGGAGCTGCCGGACGATGGCGGTTCTGGCCGGGATGTCATCGGAACCCGGAATAAACCCGTGCCCACCGATGGCGAAGCGAATCTTCCGTTTCTTAAGTTCTTCCGAGTACAGTTCATGCGGCAGGCGGCCCGAGCCCAGATCGCGGAGCAGGCCGCCGTGCATATCCATGATCGCCGCGTGAATGTGCTGCTCGCGGACCTTCTCATAGAACTGCTCGCCCCAAATCAGCGCGTTGCAGTTGCGGATGTACAGTTCGTCGTAGATCAGCATAAACCGCTCATGCGGCGGCACGGCGGCAAAGATGGTCGCCATGACCGCGTGGCCGGGGTCAATCGCCACATACCGTGTCCAGTCGGGCGGAACCACACCTTCCGGCAGTTCCGTGCGCGGCATGAGATGCACGCTGCGGTTGAACGTCGGGTACATGAGCGTGGATTCGGTGGTGAACTCACCCTCGGCACGCATCCGCAGTTCGTCCTGCCCAAGCGCGCTCCACCGCTCAATGTTCTTCTTCTTTTCCTCCGAATCGATAAAGGCGTTGTCCAAGAAGCGGAAGGTGAACTTCTTGATGATGGCGTCCGTGCGCCCTTCCTCCACCGCCCGGTCGGCTCGCTCGCACAGGCCGATCAGCGCGTCGTTCTTGGAGTGCGGCATAGCCGACCACACAAAGCGGCCCTTGCGATCTGCGAGCCGCGCCTGCGACTCACCGACGAAAGCCTCATTCGTTACGTCTTCGTCAATCCAAATAAGGTCGGCCTGATAGCCCTGCGGCGGCTCTCCCTCAGACGAGAAGCACCAGATCGTCCAGCCGTTGGTCAACTCAAGTTTGTTGAGGTAGCCCGCGTTCTTCAGCACCCAAGAGATGTCCTTCACCAGCCGCGGCGGGATCAGCGGAGGAGCAGGCTTGCTCTTGCTCTTGTCATCGCCGCTCCGCACCGACCGCCACTGGCCAGTCTTCTCGTCCTTGATGATCCGAAACGCCCCGGCTTTTAGGAGGATTGGGTAAATCACCAATCCAATGTGGGGCCAGTTCCGGCCGATGATGGCGAGGTTGCCGCCTTCCTTGGGGTACTTGCCATAGGGATCCTGGCCCGTAGCCGCTCGGGCCGCCTCCACCGCAACCGCCAGCGTCTTGCCGCCTCGGTTACCGCCCAGAACGATCCGCTCCGATGCCATGCAGCTATGGAACTCGTCCTGGTGCGGCATGGGTTCATACAGCCGCAGGGCCTCCAGCCGCCGCTCAGTGAGAGCCGACTGAACGTCCTTGAGCTGGCCGAGCTGGTGCTGGGTCATCTCACCCAGCGGCTCGTCAGGAGTTTGGGGGGGCTGAATTGGGCGGGGGTGTTTCTTCATATTCGCCACAGAAATCAGTGGGCATCGTCTCGGGGAATCGATCCCAGCCCCTCTGCCCGAGGAGCGTCGGCGGATACCGATGGCACTCCCCCTGCATCTCTTCCTCCACTGGAATCCACCAGCGGCAATCCTCGCACTTCATCTACGACCTCAATGTGTTTCATCTGCATGGCCGCTTCGATCACCTGCCGCCGAAGCTCGGCTTCCAACTCTTCTTCCGACATCAGCTCCAGGGGCTTTTTGGCGCCGCCCATGGCCGTGTTGTCTTTGACCAGCCGAACCACGGTGTCCAGCATCTTGGTCCTGAACGCACCACCAACGGGCGCGTCGTAGAACTGCTTCATAAAGAGATTGGCGAACCCGCGCGTGCCGCCGAAATACTCCATGAGAACTTCCAAGAGTTCCGAGGAGTGCGGGATGCGGGCCCCGCCGACACGGGCGGCGGCAACGAAGTGCTTGACCGCGCCCTTCTCAATCTCGTCTAGCTTCTTGTTCCGCTTGCCCTTGCGGTCGCCGCGGATCTTCTTGTTCCGGCACTTTCGGCAGCGGGCGTGGAATCCATCCTTGGACTTGTGGAAGTGGGCCGTGGTAGCGGGCCACGCTAGCCCGCACTCTATGCAGACTTTTTCAGGCTCCGACACTCGTCATCCACACGTTGCCTTCGACATGCGGGGTAATCCCGCAGTCCTTCACTGCCCGCCGAACATCGGGGAAGGAGTGGTAGTCATGCCCGGCCAAGATGTGCTTGGCCTTTGGCTTCCACGCTTCGATGTCGGCCTTCACGGATTCGTAGTCATGCTCGGCGTCGATGTAGACGATGTCGAACTCCCCGTCCTTGAACCGCTCGGCGGCGTCAGGAGAACGGGCACAGCACGCCTGGATCGGCAGCCCCTGCGTGTTGCGAAGGAAGACCTGGATGGGCGTGCCGCGGGAACCGTCGTATGCCTTGCAGCCTTCGTCGTTCTCAGAACCCTCCCACGTATCGACGCACACAACTTCCTTGGCGCCGGCCTTGGCCATGGTGATCGCAGACCGACCCGCCCATGAGCCCACCTCGCACACCACAGGGGGGCGGCCATGCTCCTGTGTGAACTGCGTCACCATCGCTGCCAGGGCGTTGGCGTCGGGGCCGGGAAGGTCCATGCCCATGCCGTCGAACGCGGGCTGCGCGGGCAGCTTCACGGACGACTTAAACTCCACCAGCTTGGTGCCGGGTTCCACCTTGGCCTCCCAGCAGTCCTTCAGCTTGTGCGAGATACCGTCCACCGAAATCACTTGGGGCTTGCCGACGCACTTCGGCTTCCAGTGACCGGCCCACGCATCCCAGTTACAGAACACCGGGTTGTAGCCCAGCTTCTGCGTGCCGACCATGGACAGGTCACGGGTCATGGTGACATCTTCGGTGGAAGCCTTCTCGGCGGCGTAGTGGTCTTTCCACTCGTAATAGAACCACGGCTTGTCACCGTCCTGCTTGGGCTCCGTGAGTTCAAAGGCCCGCATGTCGTACATGATCAGGCCAGTCGGCAGGGCGGCGCATTCTTGGATGCCGCCCATCTTCACGGCCGTGTGGCGGTCGTACATCTCCAACTGGAAATCCGGGTTGGGGTTCTCGCTGGCCATGTTGTTCCAGCGGAACACGTAGACGCACTCCACGGGCGGCGGGCCGCAGTACGGGGCACCGATGACCACGGGGCCCTTGTGGTAGTGGTTCACCAAGAAGTCGAACGACGACTGGAAGAATGGCTTGGCGTCCGGATGCCCGGCATACAAGTCAGGCTTCATGTCCGAATCGACCATCACCAGGACATCGACGCCGTTCTGCCGGGCCTGCATCACAGCCCGGTTGCGGGTCATGGTGATCGGCGTGTCAGCAAGGTTCCAGATGCGGATGCTCTCCACCCGCGGATCCTTGGAGATGTCACTGGCCAGCGGCACCATCCATTCACGGATGTCAGGCACCTCCGAGGAGATGCCGCCGTTGCCGCCGTAAGAGAACGTGACGATACCGACTGTAAACTTTTGTTGCATGTGTCACCTTGGGGGGTAGGTGGACAAGTATACAGTTACCGGCGATATCCCGCCACTCCGCCGCGGCCTTCTTGCAGCATCCGCTGCTGCGCCTGGATGTAGGCGATGTCTTCGGGAGAGTATCTGCTGCCACCGGACGACCCGCCGCCCCCAGCAGGCAGTCGCCTTTGACTGGGCGCACCTGGGCCAGACTGATAGCGATCATCAACGCCGTCCCCGTCGCGGTCTTGGAAGTCTTGAATGCGAGGGCCAGCAGGATCAATCCCGATCCATTCGCCATACGGCGTGCCCGTGTCCTGGGGCGGTATCGGCTGGGCTGCTCCCGGGCCAATGCGATTGCCGCGTTCATCAACTCCAGTCACGGGGCCGATGCGCTTGCCGCTGCCGCCGTCCGCCGTCGAACGGCGATTGCCCGCAACGGACCTGCGGTTCTCCTGTTCGATCAGGAAGTTGTCCCGCTCGGCAGCCTGCTTGCGGCCCGCAGCCTTCTGGGACTGTCGGTATTTGTCATCCAGCGGGACGATTTTGTTCCCGTCCCAACGCCACTCCTCGCCGCTAGCCAGAACGTCCCGGCCACGCTGCTCGTTGGCCAGCATCTCGGCAACCTTCCGCATCTGGTCATCTTGGTCCATCTGACGACGCTGCTCTTCGATGAGCTTGCGGAGGTCCGGAGCCTGCGGCGACCCGCCGCCGTCCTTGGTCATCTGGTCGAACTGCCACTGCTGCCGACGAAGCTCTAGCTCCGCCGCCTGACGCTCTAGGTCGGCATTGGGGTTCTTTTTCACCCACTGACTCCCGTCCCACTCTAAGCCCATGGCGGCGCCGAAAGCCGGATTAGGGCCAATCGGTTGCCCCCAATTACCTCTCACAAAAGGGTCTTGCGAGCCACTGGATGGCACGCCGCCGCCTGGAATGGGGCCTTCACGGAGAAGTGTCCCGTAAGGCATTGAGCCACCAGACGAACCTCCCATGCTGGCCTTTTTGTCTGCGGCTGGCGGCTGGTTCCGCATGTACTGCGGTCGCCCCTTGATATCGAACCCAAAGCCCATCGCAGCCGCCTGTTCCCGCGTGCCCCGCCAGTTAGCAGGGAGTGATGGCAACGGGCGCGCCGTGGGCGCCGGCTTGCCCGCTGGGGCAGGGAGCGGCTTTGGCGCAGGAGGGCCAGCTACGGGCGCTAGTTGCCGTGGCCCGCCGCGCTGCATCCAGTCGCTCCACCGGCGGTTCGCCTGCAACCATCGCTGCCCCTCCTCAGTCTGGAGGTACTCCTCATGCGGCATGCCTTCGTACTGCGGGCTCTTTTGCCAAAGCATCAGCGATCCTCCTGTGGCTCAGTCGTCATCGGCGCGCCTTGGTACTGGAGCATGCGCAAACGCTGCATGTCCTCATACGGCACATCCGCCCGAGCCTCTGCGATCAGTTGCCGCAGATAGTCCAGGTTCTGGATGGCCGCTTGGTCATTCATCAGCGCGTAGATCAGGTCGTTCATATATGGAAACAGCCGGAGGAGGTTTCCCTCCATCCGGCTGCCCCCCGAACCCCCGAAGGGGAAGACTCAACTGCGGACCAGATTGACAATGGCAAGGACGTTCTGACCGGTCGTACCAGCCGACAGAGCCCGGCCGATGTAGCCGTTCTGAAGGAACGTGGCAGCGCCCGTCTGAGCCTGACCCGCCGTAGTGGACACCGTGCTGGTCGCCGCCGTGAGAGCCACCAGAACGGTGTTCACGGCCGCTTCCTGCGCCGGGCCGAGCTTGACCTCGGTCGGGCCGTCAATCGTAATCCAGAACACATCGTTGGCAGCCACACCCGCGGCAGGCAGATGCTCATCCACCACGCCAGCCGACGCTTGGTCGGTGACGTTGGTGTAGCCATCCACCTCCGTGATCGAACCGCTCTTGAACGTGACCACCCGCTTCGGCAGGAGGGCCACGCCCGAGGTGTTCCGCACGGCAATGCACTTCTTCACCCGGTTGCTGCGGATCCGGCCAGTGACCGGATTCACATCCGGAAACACCTTGACCGCACCAACCCATCCACCGCCATCCGAAGCGGACGAGACGCCAAGCGTCTGACCAAGAGCGAACGGCGGATCAACGTACAGACTCATCTTCTTTGTTCTCCTTGGTCAGGCAATCAGCTTGAAGAAGTTGCGCGGCGACTTGAACTTCAGGTTGCCGAGCGTCGAAACCACGTACCGGAATTGCTGGGTCAGTTCGTCGTAGAACGGACCCTCGCTCACCATGAGCTGGGACTCCATGCAGAGCAACTCAATGTTGCCGACCGCCAGCCCGTAGCCGGTGTTGGCCGGAACCGAGTTCTCCGCCGACACCTCAACGCCGTCCAGCTCAAACACATCCGTGAAGCCGTAGCTCCGCAGACCGTTCTGGCGGCTGACGATCACACGCTCCTTGGAATCCAGCGTGTTGAGGAAGTCGATGAACAACCGGCGGTCCAGAAGGACCATGTCCACCTGATCTTCCTTGGTGTCGTTGCGGCGGGTCTGGTGAAGCGCCTCGCGGACGGCCTTCACGCAGTTGTCCTTCCAGGTGCTGGCACCGAAGTAGGACGAATCCGCGTTCACAATCACCGGGCTGAAGAAATCAAACTCAGGGTCGGAATTCCCGTTGGGCCAGAAACCCTGCGTGGTCGCACTGCCACCGTACGCACCGAGGACGGTCGAAAGACCGGCATAGGTGTCGTTGGGGGCGAAGAACGGGTCGGCCGCGTTGGACGAGCGCGGGCTGTAGCCCGTGGCGGTCGAATCAATCGTCTGGGTCGCGCCCATGAACGATTCGATGCCATGGAACCGCAGCTCATTGCCCGACGCATAACCGTCCTGCACCCACTCCTTGGCGAGATACTGCTCCATCGAAGTGAGCAGACGACTCGCCATCTTGCCAGCGACCTGGACCAGAGCCTGGGCCGAACGGTTCTCAAGCATTTCCCGCTTGTAGATCGCGTCGGTGACCTGGGCACCCCGGTACTCCAACTCCAATTTCTTCCAGAGGTTCTCGCGGGCGAAGCTCCGAGGAGTCTCACCATTGTTGCCACTGGGATTGTGGTTCCGGTACTGGATTTCCCAGTCGAAGCCACGGCCACTCATGTTGGTCCGGATCTGCCCGGCACCCTCCAGAGCGGCAAAGAACTTGTACTTACGAAGCGATGCAATCTCCTCTTCCCGGAGG